ATTGGAAGAATGAGACCGATCAATTCACCCATCAGGGGCGGCGAGGTTATCCACACAGGGCTTATTCCTTATCTAAAGAACTTTGAGTCGGCTGTTAAATCAACCTCTCAAAACGGCTTACGTGGAGGCTCTGCTACGGTACATGTTCCTTTCTGGCATTTTGAAATTGAAGACATTCTCGTGTTAAAGAATAATGCTGGAACGGACGACAACAGAGTTAGGAAGCTGGATTATAGCGTTCAGTTCTGTAAACTGTTTTACGACCGACTTATTGCGAATGAAGAAATTACACTATTTAGTCCTCACGAAGCAAAAGGGTTGTATGAAGCATTTGGAGACAATGAAAAGTTTGAAGAGCTATACAAAAAGTACGAAAGAGCAACATCTCTAAAGTTCAAGAAGAAGATTCCAGCCAGACAGCTAGCTCAAATCTTTGCTAGAGAGAGGCTAGAAACAGGTCGTATCTACAGTATGAACATTGACTCAGCTAATGCACACGGGTCGTGGGATATTCCTTGTTATATGTCTAACCTGTGCCAAGAAATTATTCACCCAACAAAACCTATCCAGTCTATTGACGACCAAGATGGTGAAATTGGAATATGTATTTTATCAGCATTGAATCTTTTAGAGCTATCTAACGAAAAGGATATAGAAGATGCTTGCAGGATGGCGGTCAGAACGCTTGAGGCTGTTATTGATTATCAAGACTACCCTGTAGCCGCTGGAGAAAACTTTACCAAAAACCGAAGATCGCTAGGTATAGGCGTGACAAATCTGGCAGGCTTCTTAGCAAAAAATAAATTAAACTATAGTGATGAGCAGGCGTTAGAGCTTGTACATGAAACAATGGAGCAAATTCAGTGGAACCTTATCAATGCTAGTTGTGAGCTTGCAGAAGAAAAAGGTCCATGTGAAAAGTTTGCAGATACAAAATACGCCAAGGGGCTTTTGCCTGTAGATTGGTATAAAAAATCTGTTGACGAATTAGTAAAACCTGAGTACAACATGGATTGGGAGAATTTGCGCGAAAGAATTAAAAAGCATGGCTTACGACACTCTACCCTGTCTGCGATTATGCCTTGCGAATCTAGCTCCGTTATTCAAAACAGTACAAATGGAATTGAGCCAGTGCGGAGCTTGCTTATTCACAAGAAAGCAAAAAATGGAGTGTTGAAACAACTTGTTCCAAATTACCATTTGCGTAAAAATTATTACACTATGGCTTGGGATATGACCGATAACAAAGGTATGATGAACGTTGCTGCTGTTATACAAAAGTTTGTAGACATGAGTATGAGTACTAACTTGTATTATAACTACTCTCATTATGATGACGGAAACATCCCACTAAGTATTTTAATTAAAGACCAAGTGTATGGATATAAATACGGATTGAAAAACTTTTATTATGCCAATACGCCAGACGGCGATGGAGATACTGAAAAAGAAATGAACTGTGAATCTGGAGCGTGTGCAATATGAAAACTATCTTTAATACAAAAAACGTAGACCCTATGAGTCAACCCTTATTTCTTGGTAAAGACCTTGGGGTTCAAAGATATGATATAGTTAAATACCCTGTCTTCAAAAGCTTAGACAGCAAGCAGATGATGAACTTTTGGAGACCAGAAGAAATTGAATTAAAGAAAGATCGCGGTGATTTTAAAGAGATGTCACCCAATGAAAAGTTTATCTTTACATCTAACTTAAAGTATCAAACTATGCTTGATAGTGTTATTTGTAGAGGTGTACCAACCCTGCTTGAATTTGTCACCAATACAGAGCTTGAAGCATGTATGATGACTTGGCAATTCTTTGAGAAAATTCACTCACAAAGCTATAGTTATGTTATTCAAAACGTCTTTGCAGACAGTTCAGAGGTTTTTGGTGGAATTTATCAAGATAAAGAGATTATGAAGCGGGCAAATAGCGCGATTGCAGACTATAATAACTTGATGGGAATGTCTTGCGGTACTAACAAGACTTCTGATATTAAAAAACAAATATACATGACGGTTGTTAGCATCAATATCTTAGAGGCTATACGCTTTTATGTAAGTTTTGTTTGTAGCTTTGCGTTTGCAGAAAATAAAAAGATGGTGGGTAACGCAGACATTATTAAATTAATTAAACGCGATGAAGCTTTACACTTAGCTAGCACTCAAAATATTCTTAAAATTCTACACACAGAAGAGTCAGAAGGTTTTATAAACACGGCGAAGCAATGTCAAAGCGCAGCGGTTGAGATGTTTGAAAGAGCCGCTAAAGAAGAAAAAGAATGGGCTTCATACCTATTTAAAGATGGTTCAATTATTGGATTAAACGAAACTGTACTTCATCAATATATTGATTGGCTCTGCATGAGTAGAAGAAAAGCAATTGGTCTGCCTTATGATAACGCTGGCAAAAACCCAATCGCGGGCTGGACTCAAGCTTGGATGCAAAGCGAAAGCGTACAAGTTGCCCCACAGGAACATGAAATTACTAGTTACAAAATAGGTGCTAGTAAAAATGATTTAGACGATATGGACTTAGGAGATTTTTCACTATGACTAATAAATCAGAAAACTGCATTCACGATCAAATAGCAAGAGAGAAACAACTTTACGAAGCAAGTAAA